TTGTGAGTATGTGTCTAGATTAGATAATAATGACGTTGATTATAAGTGGTTAGTAGATACTACTGAGAAATGGTGTAGAGACCGTGCTATATACCTTGCACTTATGGAATCTATCAAGATTGCAGATGGTCAAGATGAGAAGAAAAATAGGGATGCTATTCCTAGTATTCTTTCTGATGCTTTAGCAGTGTCTTTTGACAATAACATCGGACATGATTATTTCAAAGACACAGAAAAACGATACGAATTCTACCATCAACGTGAGGATAAAATTCCTTTCGATTTGGAATTCTTCAACAAAGTTACAAAGGGTGGACTTCCTAATAAAACTCTCAATATTGCTCTTGCGGGCACTGGTGTGGGTAAGTCTCTCTTTATGTGCCACGTTGCTGCTTCTGTTCTACTTCAAGGTAAAAATGTATTGTACATTACTTTGGAAATGGCTGAAGAGAGGATTGCGGAACGTATTGACTCAAATCTTCTGAATGTGAACATCAAAGATATTGAGAATCTTCCTAAAATGATGTTTGATAGTAAAATTAATAGCATCAGTAAAAAGACACAAGGAACTCTTATTATTAAAGAGTATCCAACTGCATCGGCACATGCAGGGCACTTCAGAGCACTTTTGAATGAACTATCTCTTAAGAAGTCTTTTAAACCAGACATCATCTTTATTGACTATTTGAATATTTGTGCTTCTTCTAGACATAAAGCAAATAGTTCCATCAATTCATATACTTACATTAAAGCAATTGCCGAGGAACTTCGTGGACTGGCAGTTGAAACTAATGTTCCTATTGTAAGTGCTACTCAGACCACTCGTTCAGGGTATTGCTTGGACTTGAAAACACAAGTTCAAACACCGCAAGGTATGAAAGAACTTTCAAATATTCAAGTTGGAGATTTGGTGCTTTCTAATACTGGTTATAATGAAGTTCTAAATGTCTTTCCAAAATCTAAAAAGAAATCTTATAAGATTACTTTGGATGATGGTAAAGAAATCATTTGTAGTGAAGAACATTTGTTCCCAACTCAAAATGGTGAAGTGAATATCAAAGGGGGTTTGAAAGAAGGTATGTGTCTTTATGTAAAGGAATAGTATGTGTAAGTTCTACTTCTTATAAATAATAGTAGTATAACTTACTGATATGAAAGTAAAGATTTATTTGATTACCAACACAGCAGTCAATCCACATATGTATTATGTTGGATTGACTAAAAATGAATTAAATAGAAGATTACAAGAACATATTACTCTTGGAAGGCACGAAGGAAATAAACTTCTGTCTGATGCTATTATTGAATATGGTAAAAGAAACTTTACTATTGAGGTAATAGAAGAAGTTGATGAGAGTGAAGCAAGAATAAAAGAAGATTATTATATTCGCAAATATAAATCTCATTATAGAGATGGGTGTGGATATAATATGAAATATGAAACTTGCAATCATGAGAAATACTATCACGGAGCAAATCAAGAACTAATAGAAGAGAATATTAGAAATGGTAGGGTGTGGAACTATGGAATAAGTTTTTCTACACAATCAAAAGAAAAAATGAGAAAAACTAAAAAACATAGATACTCTCTTGGTCTTTATACTAAATTTAATACAAACCATACACAAGAAACAAAAGATAAAATATCAGAAAGTAAAAGAGGACAAAAACTTACAGAGGAACATAAAAATAATATTTCTAAATCTTCTGTTGGTAGAACTTGGATTTATAATCCAGAGTTAGATGAAAGAAAGTTTGTAAAACAGGATGAGTTGGAAATGTTCTTGGAAAGTGGTTGGAAGAAAGGTAGGTTATAAATAAACTTATAGTGTAAAAAAAAAGATGGACGCACAAAATTTTCGTGGGATTCAAGAAGCATATATGGAAGTTGTTAGTAACAATAATGAGTTGAGTGAAATGTCTTATAAAAAACTTCCTGTCGGCAAAATGATGAGAAAAGTTGAATATAGGGCAGAAAGAGAAGCAGATACGAGAGCAGATGCAGAAACAGCAGACACAACTGCTTTTATGAGTCATAATCGGGCATTAAGAGCACACAAACGCGCAGAAAGAAATAAAGAAAGAAGCAATAGAATGATAAATGTTGCTGATACTCATAGTAAGAAAGCAGCAAAGGCAAAATCAAAACTTAAAAAAGAACAAGTAGACCTATACGACATCATTCTTTCGCACCTTCTTGATGAAGGATATGCTGAAACACCAGAAGCAGCAGAAGCAATTATGGTGAATATGAGTGAAGAGTGGAGAGATAGTATTATTGGTTGATAAAATCATAAAATCTTTCTCAACCACTCACCTTGCTTTTGGTGAGTGGTTTTGTTATAATGTGAATAGGTAAAAACTCTATGATGCTGAAAAAAATTCTAAAAATTGAAGAACTTGATGAAAGAGAACTTATAGATATTGAAGTGTCTGGAAATCATTTGTTCTATGCGAATGCTATTCTCACACATAATAGTAGTTCTGATGTTGAACTTACTGATACTTCTGAATCCTTTGGTCTTCCTGCCACTGCTGACCTGATGTTTGCTCTGATTTCTACAGAAGAACTTGAAGGACTTGGACAGATTCTTGTTAAACAACTTAAGAATCGTTATAATGACCCTACTATGAATAAGAGATTTGTTCTTGGAATTGATAGGGCAAAAATGCGTCTTTATGATGTGGAGCAAAGTGCTCAAAAGGATATACTTGACTCTGGACAAGAAGAAGAGTATAGTTCTGAAGATAAAACAAGTAAATTTTCTGGATTTAAATTTTAAATATGACGAAGCAAATTGATTTTGGGAAGTACCAAGAATTTGTAGATGCAGTAACCTCTGATGCCTCTACTGATTTTGTTGCTCTTTCTGACCGTTTGGTTGAATTGGATGAAAAGGGAGCAAATATTGAACGACTCCTTACTGCTGGTGTTGGAATTAATGCTGAAGGTGGTGAGTTTCTTGAAATTATCAAGAAGATGATTTTCCAAGGTAAACCTTGGAATGTAGATAATAAAGAACATCTTTTGCTTGAACTAGGTGATTTGATGTGGTATGTTGCTCAAGCTTGTATGGCACTTGAAGTTTCTTTTGATGAGGTTATTGCCCGTAATGTGAAGAAACTGGAGAAACGTTATCCTGGTGGTGCATTTGATGTTTACTACTCCGAAAATCGTGAGGACGGTGACCTGTGAGTAAAGTTAAATTAGAAATGGATGTTCGGTCTGCTGCTGCAGTTAGACAGGTATTATTTGAAGCACAAAAAGGATATACTAGTAATATTGAAACAACACCTATTCGTATTTTTGAATTGCGTGAAGTAATTGCTGACCTTGATGATGCAATTAGTCAAGTTATAGAAACTGAATAATATTTTAAATCCCCTTTTCTAAATAAAAGAAAAGGGGATTTTTGATGACAGCAAATTTTAACGTAGATGTGACAAAACTATATTATACAGTAAATTCAATTGCTAGTTCAAATAGTGTAGTGTATAAAAAAAATTATACAGTCACAGTTAGACCAAGAGAATTGTCTAATGGAAAACCATTATATGAAAGGATACATTCTGAACTTCTTAGATTATATCCTAATATTAAATTAAAAAAAGAAATTGATGGAGATGTTGGAAAAATAAGAGTTACTGAAAACGGATATGGATATATTAAAATTCAATTAGAAAGATCTACTAGAAAAACTAGTCCTGTATTGAAACCAGGTGAAGCATATGAACTATATTTTCATTCTGTAATTTTAGATGAACTGCAAAGATTGAAAGAGTTGAAGGAAGAACTAGACCTTCCTCCCCAAGTATTTGATATGTATAATAATTTAACTTTGAATGTATATGGTGGTAATAAAAAAATTTCTATAGGACCAATAAAATCTGCAGATAAAGTCGGACAGACTGGTGGAAAACCAGATATTTCCATTAAAACAAAAGATGGAAAAACCACTACAATATCACTTAAACAGGGAAACTTTTCATTTTGGAGTAGTGCAGATACATATCAAAATGTACCTAAAAAAGTATTACAAGATACTGTAGCAAAAGGAATAGTTTCATTAAAAACTACTGCAAATGGAAATACCGTCTTTGACAATAATATTGGTGGAATAAGAGTTCCCGCAACGATAGATGAAATTAAAAAATATTGTTTTGGTGGACCTACCGGAGTTGATTACATTGTTATAAATGCTAAAATGACAGGAGTAAGTCGCAATATCATAAGTATGAATGGAATGAGCATATTTAAAAATAATAGTCCTGGAGATTTAATGCGATTGAATAACGATGTGTATCTGGTGATAAAATCTAATAACACCAGAAGTGCAAGTGCGATGTTGCCATATAAAGGACTTACCGTTAATTTTGCGAATAAAGCACACGCATTTGACCCCAGAAATAGATATGTGGATGGAGTTAGATAATCTACTAAATATTTAAAAACCAAGTAATAATGAAGACTTTTGCCAGATTTTTTAACGAAGCAGTAGAGACCCAAGCATCTACCGAGGCAAAGAACCGCGGACTTGTAGGAAACGGTCACGGAGATTGGTATGATAAACAGGGAAATTTTGTTGCTAAAACGGTTAAGGGTAGGTTAAAGTTTTTTGGTCAAGGTGATACAGTATCTCAGGATAATATTCCTGGAGAGGAAGTAAAAAAGGCAGCAGCAACTCAACAAACAACTGCTGCTCCAGAACAAGAAGAACAACCACAGGCTAACGGAGTTGCAGTCGTTGTTGGTAGATTCAATCCACCATCTAAGAATCACGATGCATTACTAAAAGTTGGGATGTCTCAAGCAAAAAGACGTGGATTTGAATATAGAATTTATCCAAGTAGAATTCAGGATTATGCAACAAATCCTTTAAATCCATCTACAAAGATTGCATATATGCAGGCATTGTTTCCTGATTATGCAGAATATATTGTTGATGATGAGGGATCAAAAACTGTTTTTGACATTCTTGCTTCTGTTTATGGTAATGGTTATACTGATGTTGTTTTAGTAGTGGGGCAAGATCGTCTTGGTGAATTTCAAAGTTTGGTGCATAAGGGTGAAGGTCAAAATTATGAGTTCAATAGTATTGAGGTTGTTCCATCTGGAGTAAAAGATCCAGATAGTGAGGTAGAAACTCCTGGTTCTTCTGCTCTAATGAGGGCAGCAGCAGCCGTAGATGATTTTGATAAGTTTGTAATGGGTCTCCCCTCTACCGCAAATCAAGATGATGCTGCTGCATTATTTGATGATGTTAAGAAGTCATTGAAAGTTACTGAAGATACTGAAGTTTGGAAGATTGAACCACTCTTAGATTATGGTGCTTTGAGATGGAATTATAAAAATGAAGGATTATATGAAGTTGATACTTTAGTTGAGAATTTGAATACTGGACTTGTTGGAAAAATTATTCGTAGAGGAGCAAATTATTTAATTTGTGTTACCGAATCTGGTGTTATGTTTAAGAGTTGGTTGAAGGATGTTAGAGAAGTATTTGAAATTGGAACAACTGAATATTTACAGCACGTACAGCAAATGACACCAGGGCAACCAGTAATGTCCTTTACTGACATTATAGTTAAGAGAACTATTCCCCAATTTAAACCAAAAATACTAAATACTAATAGTAAAAAGTTGTCTAAGGTAAAATGACCTATTGGGAAAAGTATATCTCTGAAGAAATGACTGCTGCTCAAAAAAAGAAGGCAGCAGAAGGAATTATGGACGATTTGACTGGAAAGAAGAAAGATAAAAAGGGCAAAAAGGGTAAAAAAAATAAAAAAGGTACGTCAAGATATCAAGAGTACCTAGATCAGCAACTTGAGTTTAAGAAAAAAAAGTATGAAGATCAGAAAAAAAGAGAAATAGAAAAAAGAAAAGAACAAAATAAAGATAAATCAAAACAAGCAATATCTTCAATTAAACAGCAAACAATAAGTTATAAGGACCAAGATCCTACTGCTTATCTTAAAGCAGTAGAGAATATTGGGAGTGCTGCTGCTGGAATTGGGAAGGCTGCTTATTATGCTTTACAGGCAAGAAGGAAAAAGAAGCAAGCCGAGAAAGAAGGTTCAAGACAACCAGAGAAAAAGGAACCAGGAAAACCAGGAAGACCAAAATCATCTGGTGGGGATGTTCAGCAAGTTTCTGTGAGAGATGTTACTGCTACAGAAAAATCAGATAGAAAATCTTCCGGTGGACTTACAGGAACACCAGAAAGAAAGAAGTTAGTTCCTTTCACAAAAAGACTTCCTCCATCATCTAAAAGGATTGCACCTTCTGGTGGGACTCCATATCAAGCAGCACCCGATCCTCAAAGACAAACTGGAATGTCTTTAGGTCAAAGGGCAAGACGAAATCCCGCATTAAAATCTGCACTTATTAAAAATAGAATGGAAAATTATTCAGATTGGAGAGAAGAATTCCTTTTTGAAGTAGAAGGAAAGGCAAATAAGGTAGAAAAAGAAAAAATTATTGATGTTATGAAAGGTAAAAATAAAATTGAAATGAATCCTACTGTCACTGAAGACCATAAAGAGATTGCAAGTGGCAAAAGAAAAGATGATGAAGGATATATGGCAAATGTAGAATTGGACCAAATGGAGAGGGCAATTAAAGCACTTCGTAAAAAAATAAAAAAATCTGATATGCAAATGCCTGCTTGGGTTCAATCCAAAATTACAAGAGCAGCAGATTATATTGATACTGCTTCTGAGTATCTTCAAAGTGAAGAGGGGATTTCTGAAGAAAAGGAAGAAAAAAGATATTGTAAACTTTGTAGAAAAGAAGAGTCCAAAGGTGAGTGCTCTTATGGACCTTCTATGTGGGAAAAGTATACAATCAGTGAAATGGCACCATTAGTTGCTGCTCTTGGCAGAGTTGCGTTGGGTGCAGGAGCAAGAACAGCAGCAACAACTGGAGCCAGAGCAGCAGTTACTTCTGCAGTGAAAGACATTGCAAAAGAAAAACTAAAAGCAGGAATTCAAAATTCACTTAATCGTGCAGGACAAAAAGTTCAATCTAGTCCTGATGCAGTTAGTCCCGAAGATAGTGGAGTAACTGCTTATAGAAAAGCATTATCAAATATTGTTGGAGAAGAGGTAGATAAAAAAAAAAC